GTTAGCAGGGAAGTGGAACCAGCAAGCCTATGGCGAGCAAAAGCAACAGATAGCAGTACAGGTCAACATGAACCAGGCGCACCTGATGGCGTCGCGTGTTGTCGATCATGTTCACGCCGTAAACGACCATTCCAATGTGATTGATGTTGCGCCGCACAACGGCTGACGCGTTGCGCTGACGCCACGCCCGATGCGCGGCCACCCCCCCCTTGCGAAGTTTCGGGGGGCGGGCCTGGTGCGGCACCAAACACGCGCCCACTTACCTTACGGTTACCGGGCACCAGTTCCTTTCCGCGCCCACTTATGCTTCGCATCACGGGCACTTGTTCCGCTTACCTGGCACGCCCTCCACCCCCAACCCGTACCGTTCATCCGTTCGTCGGCTAACCAAAAAATTTTTAAGTAAGCGCAACACATGATTGTTAACGCGGTGTACAGTTACACCACTAACACAACACGAGGGTAAGCATGAACTCCAGCACAACAACTTTGATTCTTGGCGGTGCCGCGTTCGGCGCGTTGTATGCACTGATGGTTTGGATGGCGTTATGAATTACGGATACTTGAGGGTTAGCACGGATGAGCAAGCCAACGGTACGAGTTTGGACACGCAACGCAGGGAAGTGACGGGTAACGCGTTAACGCATAACCTGGTGATTGATCAGTTTATTGAGGATGCCGGTGTATCGGGGCATTTGAATTTTCTTGATCGTTTGGCGGCAAACGGTGTAACGCCGCAACCAGGTGATGTGATTGTTGTGGCGAAACTGGATCGGTTTAGCCGTAACTCGATGGATACGTTGAATACGGTTCACGCGTTTAAGGAAAAGCAAATAAGGTTGATCATCAACGGGCATGGCGACGTAACGGATGAAAAGAACATTTACGGGCAGCTGATGCTTGAGATCATGGCGGCCTTTGCCACGCATGAGCGCCGCGTGATTAAGGATCGGCAGCGCGTAGGCCAGGCCGCAAAGCGCAAGGCTGGCGGGCACATTGGCGGCCATGCACCGTTTGGGTTTAGGGTTGAGGGTAGTGGGAAAAATGCCGCACTCGTGCCCATTGCCGAGCAGCAAGCGGCCATTGAAACGATAAAAGTGCTTGCTGGTTCCATGTCACTGCGCGCCATTGCCGATGAAGTGAGAAAGCGTCACGGTGTGGCTATTTCCCATGTGGCGGTTAAAAAGGTATTGAATCGTGGAAATTAGGACGCAAGAGGATCTCAATCGTGTGTTTGCTGAAGCGATCGGCAAGTACCGAAAGAACGCACCGCTTTTTGTGCGTGAGGTGATAGGGGTTACGCCTGACGCGTGGCAGGATGAGTTTTTGAAAGCCATATCGGATGGCGAGCGAAAGATTAGCGTGAGGTCAGGCCACGGTGTGGGTAAGTCAACCGGCGCATCTTGGGCGATGATTTGGTATGTGTTGACGCGCTACCCGGTGAAGGTGGTTGTGACCGCGCCAACATCGAGCCAGTTGTACGACGCCTTGTTTGCTGAACTCAAGCGATGGGTGAAGGAGCTGCCGCCCTTGTGGCGCGAGTTGCTTGAGATGAAAACGGATCGCATTGAGCTTGTGGCGTCACCCACGGAAGCGTTTATATCGGCTCGCACATCGCGTGCCGAGCAACCTGAAGCCTTACAGGGTGTGCATTCGGATAACGTGATGCTTGTGGCGGATGAAGCGTCAGGGATTCCTGAAGCCGTGTTTGAGGCTGCCGCGGGCTCCATGTCAGGGCATAACGCTGTCACGATTTTGCTCGGTAATCCGACTAAGTCCAGCGGGTTTTTCTTTGAGACGCATAACCGTTTGAAGGATGAATGGTGGACGCGTCGCGTGTCTTGCTATGACTCAAGGCGCGTGAGCAAGGAATACATCCAGGACATGGCTTCACGTTATGGCGAGGAATCCAACGCGTTTCGTGTGCGTGTGTTGGGCGAGTTTCCTGCAACCGATGACGATACGTTGATTGGCGTTGAACTCGTTGATAGCGCGTTTCACCGTGACGTTGCCCCAACAGAGTCACCCGTGATCTGGGGTTTGGACGTGGCAAGGTTTGGCACGGATTCCACGGCACTTGCTAAAAGGAAAGGAAACACGGTGACGGAGATCAGGAAGTGGCGGAATCTGGATCTGATGCAAACAACGGGTGCCGTGGTGAGCGAGTACGAAGTGACGCGTCTTGAGGATAGGCCTGTTGAGATATTGGTTGACTCGATAGGGTTAGGCGCTGGTGTTGTTGATCGGTTGCGTGAGTTGAATATGCCAGCGCGTGGCGTTAATGTTTCAGAGTCACCTGCCTTGGGTAACACCTACATCAATTTGCGGGCCGAGCTATGGGGCCGCATGAAAGCGTGGCTTGAAAAGCGTGATTGCAAGGTGCCTAAAGATGAATCGCTTTTGGCGGAACTTGTTGCACCGCGTTACTCGTTTAATTCCAGCGGCAAGATGAAACTTGAAAGCAAAGATGAGATGCGCAAGCGCGGCATGGGTTCACCCGATATGGCTGACGCATTGGCGTTGACCTTTGCTAGCGAAGCAGGAACCGCGTTGTACGGGAAGGCTTATAACTCCCAATGGGGTAAGCCAATTAAGAGGAACTTGAGGGCAGTTGTTTAACAGGAGAAAAGGAAATGGCGAGTCACGCAAAGATGTTTAAGGAAACAAGAAAGAAGATGATCTTTGATTACCTGAAAGGGTTAAAGAACCCTGTCAACGCTTGGCATTTGTCTGAGAAGTTCGACATAACCACCAAAAGAGTTGATCAACTCATGTCCGAATTGGCGGCAGATGATCTTGTTGTGAAGTCCAAGGGGATCAAGGATATTGATGTTCCATGGAAGAAAACCTTTGTGAATTACTTTGAAGTGAAAGAGGAATACAAAACCTTTAAGCCGCGTAAGCCTAAGCAAAAAGTGTTGTGGCATAACCCATTTGGGATAAGGGCGGCGTGATGAACAGGGAAGAGATTATTCGTTTGGCGCGGGAGGCTGCATCAGAGGATGGCACCACAAGACCAGACAAGAACATCGTTCTTTATGCGGCCAAGACAAGCAAGTTCTTAGAACGCTTTGCACAACTCGTTCGGGCTTACGAGCGTGAGGCGTGTGCGAAGGTTGTTGAAGGTTACTGTGGCGCGTGGGATGACGAAGGCCATGCGCTTGCCGCCGCCATACGAGCAAGAACGTGAAAGATTACCTTGCGGGCCAGGCCGTATGGCGAATGCCCGCTGATGATCCGCCACCGCTAGGCGTGAAAATGTTGCTGCTAACGCCTGGCGGCGTGTGCGTGATCGGAACATGGGAGACATGGGCCATTGCCTGGGCACCATTGCCAAAGGTGCCTGAACATATAAAGGGTGCGTTGAAATGAAAGACTTAACGATTGGCGATGTGATGGGTATTGCCAGGAATACGGGGTTTGATCAGCATGCAGAGAATCTATTTATCTTTGCAGCGCAAATTGAGTTTGTGGCAAGCGAAGCGCGCTTAAACCATTGCATCGAAGTGCTGGAGAAAAACGGTTACACGGATGCAGCAGAACTATTGAAAGGACAAGGATGAACCTAGAGCAAATGGCGATCAAAGCCACGGTTAACAGTTTGGTTGAGAACATCCACCCGTCTGTTAAAGCGGACGTGGCAAACGAAATTGCGCAAGAGTTGCTTGAGTTGACCGATCAGTTGTTGGCGGACTGCGTGGAGTTGTTGAGGCGTTTGGGTAAAGAATGATCCATTACCACGGCACACCTATTACGCCTAGATCAGTCTTAGAGACTTTAGCGGGTGAGAACTTTTGTATTTCTTATGCTGATCCAAGAGACTTAAAAATTTGTCTAAAAATTGGTCAGTCACTTATGCTGGATAACGGTGCATTTAGCGCAAAGACACGAGGGTTGCCGTTTGATCCAGAAGGGTTTTATAGATGGTTAGACCCTATTCTTGGACATCCGCATTGGGGAGTTGTTCCTGATGTAATTGATGGGCCAGAGGATCAGCAGTGCGAAATGGTTGCTACATGGCCGTTTCCAAAGTCGCTAGGCATTCCTGTTTGGCACCTTGGTCTATCGTTGGATTACCTTTGCAAACTTGTTGACGATTGGGGTCGAGTTTGCCTTGGATCTTCTGGCGAGTACTGGAATGTTGGCGATGCAAAGTGGCAAAACAGAATGGATGAAACCTTTAACCGACTTTCAAAAACATTTGGTCGGTTACCTTGGACGCATGGGATGCGGATGTTGGGGCAAGGGCTCGAACGCTGGCCTTTATCAAGCGCAGACTCAACGAACGTTGCTGTCAACCATAAAAGCATGACTGAATGCGCTTATTGCATGGCAAAGCGTATTGACTCAGAAAACCCACCTAACCATTGGAAACTTAGACCCGTACAGGAGAACTTATGCTTTACATAGCTATTGGCATTTACACGATTGCAATGACGCTTGCAAACCTTTCGGTTGCTGCGTTTGGCCCTGCGATTAGTCCAATTAATGCTTTTCTGTTTATAGGCTTAGATTTGGCGTTAAGAGACTGGTTGCATGTAAGGCTAAGACTTTGGCAGATGGGCGCGCTTATAGCCTCATCAGGTGCATTAACTTATTTGCTTAACCCTGCTAGTGGAAAGATTGCCGTAGCGTCGGCTTGCGCGTTTACCTTAGCTGCGCTGGTTGACTGGTTTGTGTTTGTAAAGATGAAAGGTTCCTGGTTTTCAAGGGCAAATAAAAGCAACGTTGCCGGAGCTGCGGTCGATTCTTTTGTGTTTCCAACGATTGCGTTTGGATCGTTAATGCCTGGAATCGTTCTTTTGCAGTTTGTGGCTAAAGTGTTTGGCGGGTTTGTGTGGGCTTACATTGTTGAAAAACTTAATCGCAAGCAACCAGTGCTTATAGGCGATTAACACGCCGCTTGCATTTTTGCAAGCCTATTGATAAGGTGCGCGCATGAAAACCAAACCCGTTTGGGACAAGCCACGTCCAAAATCAGTTGGCAAGAGCGAACCTTTATCTAAAAAGGAAAAGGCTAGCGCAAAGGCAATGGCGAAGTCCGCTGGCCGCCCTTACCCTAATCTTGTTGACAATATGCGCGCTGCGAGGAAGAAGTGAGTAAGCAATCACGCGATTCTCAAGGCCAGCTATGGCCCGGTATTGTCGGCAAGTTTGGCACGACAACGGGACTAACGGTTAGCGCAACAAGCCAACAGTCACACGCAGCTAGCACTGGCGTCACGCTCATGCGCGTGGCGGTTGCCAATAACGATTCGCATGTTCACTTTGAAATTGGCACCGATCCAACGGCAACATCATCAAGTCCGCTTATGCCCGCGCCGTGCATTGAGTATTTCCGTGTTGAGCCTGGCGAAAAAATAGCGTTTCTGCGCGGTGCTGGAACTAATATCAACGTATCAATTACGGACGTAATCCCATGATGAAGAAAACCAAAGCCGAGAAAAAGATCAGCAAAGTGATGAAGGAATACAAAGCGGGTAAGTTGCATTCCGGTAGCAAGGAAGGCCCGAAGGTTAAGAATCCCAAGCAAGCCGTTGCCATTGCGCTTTCCGAGGCAGGGATCACGCGGAAGCCGATGTGATGCAATGCCCTATTGAAACCACGGATGCACTGGCGAACCTAAAGAACAGGAATTGGGCTTTTGCCAACGTGGGTTACGGCCCTGCCAACCCTGAAATGCCAAACGATGAATTTTGGCAAGCAAAATCAAAGACTTGGAACACTGACTTAGAGCAAGCCATGAGCATGCGCTGCGGTAACTGCGCAGCGTTTATTCAGACGCCAGAGATGATCGAGTGCATCACGGACGGTATGCACGGCGAAGATGGCGAAGAAAGCGACGAAGAAAGCGAAGACGATTACGAAGGCGACGCTGAAAACGCCGCCATGGAAGGCGAAGAAAACGATGATGAAGGCATGGACGTGGATCTTGAGGAGGCTGTTCAAGAAGCCGCAAACCTCGGATATTGCGAACTCTTCCACTTCAAGTGCGCCGCGGCAAGAACATGCGACGCATGGCTTGTTGGCGGCCCCATCACACGAACCCAAGATAGTCGACGCTCAATGCAAGCTATACGTTTCTATCGGTCAAACTTCCCGCAACAAGGTTGAATGGCGTGATTAAACGAGGATCAGAAACGTTTTCCGGTTACAACAAGCCAAAGAAAACGCCAAGCCACCCCACAAAAAGCCATGCCGTTTTGGCGAAATCGGGTGATGAGGTCAAGCTGATCCGTTTCGGGCAACAAGGTGTAAGCGGCAGTCCTGAAGGATCAAAACGCAACGAAGCCTTCAAAGCGCGTCACGCAGCCAACATCGCCAAGGGTAAAATGAGCGCCGCATATTGGGCAAACAAGGTTAAATGGTGAGCTATGGACATTGAAACGGAACTTGAAACCGGCGCGAAGTCTGGCGAGCCCATGGACGATACGGAAGTTCAAGCCATTGTTGCCGCTGAACTCACGGATGCCGTTAACTTCATTGACCTTGAGATTGGCAACTTACGCGCCAAAGCCACCGAGTATTACTTTGGCGATCCTTTTGGCGATGAGGAAGAAGGGCGCAGCCAGGTTGTTTCGATGGATGTGCGCGACACCGTGCAAGCCATTTTGCCAAGCCTGATGCGCATATTCTTCAGCAGCGAAAACGTCGTTCAGTACATTCCACGCTCAAAAGAAGATGTTCCGATGGCAGAGCAAGCCACGGATTATGTGAAATACATCCTGAACGAGGATAATAATTTCTTCGTTACGCTTCACTCGGCATTCAAAGACGCTTTGGTGCGCAAAACGGGTGTGATCAAGTGGTGGGTTGACGAGCGCACCGAGATCAAAAACGAGTCATATTCCGGCATGGATGACGCGCAGCTGACGTTGCTGCTTAGTCAGGATGGCGTTGAAATGGTTGATCTGCAAAGCGAGCCAGATCCCAACGCGCCACCACCGATCATTGATCCGATCACCGGCCAGCAAATCACGCCGACCGTGCTGGTTCACGAGGTCAAAGTAAGCCGCCGCATTACACACAAGAAGTTTCGCGTTGAATCGCTTGCGCCTGAAGAATTCATCATTGACAGACGCGCCCGTACGTTTGATGACGCTGACATTGTGGCGCACCGCAAGTTGGCAACGGTTAGCGAACTGGTCGCCATGGGTTATGACCAGGAAGAGGTTGAAGCCAACACGGGTGAGGATGAGTTAGACACGAACATTGAGCGCATTGCCCGCAATCCCGCGCAAATGATGTTTGGCGAAAGCGACAACAATCCCGCGCAACGCAGAATCCTTTACTTGGAAGCCTACATCCGCATGGATATGGATGGTGATGGACTTGCCGAGTTGCGCAAGATTTGCACCATGGGGCCGTCTTACAAGATCGTGGCGAACGAACCCGCCGACGATATTCCGTTCACTTACTTTGTGCCCGATCCTGAGCCGCATACCTTTTTTGGTATGTCAACGGCTGACGTAACGATGGACATTCAGCGCATCAAGTCCGTGATCCTTCGCAATATGCTTGATTCCTTGGCGCAATCCATTCATCCGCGCACCGCGGTTGTGGAAGGCCAAGTGAACATGGATGACGTGCTGAACAATGAGAACGGCGCAATCATTAGGATGCGCGCACCAGGCATGGTGCAACCATTCTCGACGCCCTTTGTTGGTCAGCAAGCGTTTTCCATGATCGAGTACATGGATCAGGTGAAAGAAGCGCGCACTGGCATGTCCAAAGCGTCCATGGGACTCAATGCGGACGCCCTTCAATCCACAACGCGCTTGGCGGTTCAAGCCACCGTGCAAGCCGCGCAGCAACACATTGAACTGATTGCTCGCATCTTTGCCGAAATCGGCATGAAGCGATTATTCAAAGGATTGTTGCGCCTGATCACGCAAAACCAAGATAAGCCTCGCGTTGTCCGTTTGCGCAACCAGTGGATTGAAGTTGATCCGCGCGGTTGGGACGCCATGATGGATGTGAGCGTGAACGTTGGACTTGGGACGGGAAATAGCGATGAGCGTTTGCAATTCTTGCAAGCCATTGCCGCCAAGCAAGAGCAAATCCTGCAAAGCCTTGGGCCAAACAATCCATTGGTGACGGTTGGTCAGTACGCAGGAACGCTTACTAAGATTATCGAGTTGGCGGGATACAAGGACACGACGCAATTTATCAATCAGTTGCCCATGGATTACAGTCCACCGCAACAACAACCGCGTCCAGATCCATCAGAGGCACTTACCGCGGTGCAAGTTCAAGCGATTCAGGCTGACATTGAAAAGAAAGCCGCCGAGCTTGCCCTTGAGCGCGAAAAGATGATTCGTGCCGATGATCGTGAACGTGATCGCATTGCGCAAGATGGTGTGCTAAGACGCCAGGAAATGGAACTCAAGTATGGCGTAAGCCTTGCCCAAACACAGGCAGAGATTGACGCCAAAGTGAATATGGATCGTGAGCGCATGCAACTTGATGCAATCGCGCAAGCCGTGCAGCCGATGCAATGACAGCCGAAGAAAAGATTAAACGCGCTCACGAAGCGCAACGCATATTAGAAAGTAATCTGTATAAGGATGCTTGGATGGGTATCCGCCAGCAATTGCTCGATGACTGGGCTATGGCGGAAACCACTGAAGCACGCGAACGCATCCATTTTGAATTCAAAGCACTGGACAGAGTGCAACAATATCTGTCAAGTGCAATCAGCGATGGCACGCTCACGCGCATGACGATTGATCGTATGCGCAAGCGCGCCGAAATCTAAGAGGGAACAATGAGTGACGAGAATGTAGTTTTGGCGGATAATGCCGCCATGAGTGTGCGGGAAGCCGCACAAGCCTTTGAAGCGTTGCTTGCCGAGGAAAGCGGAGAACAGGCACCAGAGAAGGCGCAAGCCGAAACCGATGAGGTTGAGGCGTCAGGGGACGTTGAAGCAGAAGCGGGTGAGCAAGGCGAAGTGCCCGAAGAAGTTGAAGCGTCCAGCGAGTCTGAGGAAAGCGAGGAAAGCAAGCAACCAGACGAGCCACCCACTTTCACCGTCAAAATTGACGGTAAGGAAGAGGCGGTGCCTCTCGACGAGTTGTTAAAGGGCTACCAGCGCACGGCAGACTACACACGGAAGACGCAAGCCTTGGCAGAACAGCGCAAAGCCGCTGAAGCTGAGTTGAATGCGGTTCGTGAAGAGCGTGCTACTTACTCACAACTGTTGACTGCTTTGCAACAACAATTGCAACAGCAACAGGAATCACCCGTTGATATGGAGCGTCTTTACCGTGAAGACCCTATCGAGTGGGTGCGGCAGACCGAGTTAGCGCGTCAACGTTCGGAGAAATTGGCAGCATCGCAAGCCGAACTCCAACGATTGAACACGCTACAGCAACAAGAAGTGCAACGCGCTATGCAAGCCAGGTTGAAGGAAGAAGCCAGTTTGCTTGTTTCTGCCATACCGGAATGGCGAGATGAGAAAACGGCAAAGGCTGAAAAGTCCGCGTTGATTGATTTTGGCGTTAAAGAGGGATTCACGCCTGATGATCTGAAGGGTGTTGTTGATCATCGCGTTGTGAAGGTGCTGCGCAAAGCCATGATGTTTGATCAAATCATGTCCAAGCAACAAAGCATCAAGCCTAATGTTGTTGCGCCAAAAGCAAAAACGGTTGCGCCAGGTAATCCACAAGCCGCAAAGGTTCAAGTGAACGAGATAACACGCGCCAGACAGCGCCTTGCAAAAACGGGTAGCGTCAAAGACGCCGCCAGACTTTTTGAGCAATTTCTCTAAAGGAAAATCATGACTATCGCTAGCAATACATTCCTTACCTACTCTGCAAAGGGTATCCGTGAGGATCTGTCCAATCAGATTTACAACATTTCTCCCGAAACCACGCCTTTCATGAACAACATTGGTCGCGGCACCGCTGCCAATACCCTGTTCCAGTGGCAGACCGACGCACTTGCTGATGCAACAACCAGCAATGCTGCACTGCAAGGTGACGATCTAACCACCTATGAAGCCGTAACGCCAACCGTTCAGTTGGGCAATTACACACAGATCAGCCGTAAGACTGTTGTGATTTCCGGCACTATGGAAGCCGTTAACAAAGCAGGTCGCAAGTCCGAGCTTGCTTATCAGTTGGCGAAAAAGGCCGCTGAACTTAAGCGCGATATGGAAACCATCCTGCTTGCTAACCAAGGAGCAACGGCTGGTGACTCGACAACGGCCCAGAAAACGGGTTCGCTTTTGGCGTTCATCAAAACCAACACGTCCGTTGGTTCGGGTGGCGGCAATCCTTCGTACACCACACTTCCAACCGCAACACGTTCGGACGGTACTGTGCGCACCTTCACGGAAACCATCCTCAAGAGCGTGCTGCAACAAGTTTGGACGAGTGGCGGCGAACCATCCATTGTGATGACAGGCCCAGTGAACAAGCAAACCGTTTCTGGTTTCAACGGTATTGCAACGCGCTATCGTGACGTGCCAGCAGGTAAACAGGCACAGATCATTGGCGCGGCTGATGTTTACGTTGGTGATTTCGGCCAAGTAAACATTGTTCCAAACAGGTTCCAGCGTGAGCGCGATGCGTTTGTTCTTTCGCCTGACTACGCTGGCGTTCACTTCCTGCGCCCATTCCAGCAAGTTGAGCTTGCAACCACAGGCGATGCTGAGAAGCGTTTGCTTTTGGCGGAATATGGCCTTGCTATATACAACGAGAAGGCTCACGGCATTGCCGCTGACTTACTCACGTCTTAATCGCAGCACTTAACGGGGGGCGGGGAAACCCGCCCTTTTTTACATGGAAAAACGGATCTTTGAACAAGACGAACTGTTAGGCATCACTCGCATTTGGCACTTTGACGAGGAAACCGATACAGCTGTTATCGAGACAATCCAGAATGTCCAGCCTATTGTCGAAAGCAATAAGTCCGAATTCAACCAGGTTGATGAACGCGCCAGGTGGGACGGTGAAGGGCATGGCGTTCGCGTGGCAAGCATTCCGATGAATCTGTTTATGGAGTTAGTCGGAAAGGGCATTACGCGTAACGAAAAAGATTTCAAGCAATGGCTCAATGACCCAGAAAACCGCCACTTTCGTACACGACCAGGGAGAGTTTGATGAGTGATAAAAGGATTATTTCGGTTTGCGTTCCAGCGCGTGATGAAGTCCATACGATGTTCACCTTTGACTTGGTGAACGCCATCAGTCATCACATAGGCACCACGGGAGAGATTGTTAACTTATTGATGAGCCAAGGCACATTGCTTTGCTCGCAGCGCACGGAATTGGTTATGAACGCCATTCACGCCAATGCCGATTACTTGCTATTCCTTGATAGCGATATGCGTTTTCCCGCGGATACGATTAGCCGATTGCTAGCGCACGGCGAATGCGTCGTGGCGGCCAACTGCGCAAGGCGCAGAATGCCAACGGGCCCAACGGCAGGTAACTATGACAGGGAAACGGGTCGCAAAGTATTGCGTTACTCAATGCCAGATGACACGGGCCTTGAGCAAGTGGACATGGTTGGAACGGGTGTCATGCTTGTTGACATTAACGTGTTTAAGGTTTTGGATATGCCTTGGTTTGCAACCCCATGGGATGTGCAAGCTAAGGGTTACATGGGCGAGGATGTGTATTTCTGCAAGTTGTTGCGGGATGCTGGTATTCCGTTGTATATTGATCATGACCTGTCCAAGCAAATTGGGCACATAGGAACCTTCGAGTATAAGCACGAGCATACTTGGGCACTCCGACCGATGGAAGATGAGCGCAGAAAAGCAGCGGGCGCTCCGGTCGAAACTCAAAAGGTGGCTTGATGGCACTCGACACATTCAGCGGACTCAAATCAAGCATTGCGGACTGGATTAACCGCGATGACTTAACGTCCGTCATTCCATCATTTATCGTTTTGGCGGAAGCAACGTTTAACCGCACAATCCGTACGCGCGATATGGTGCAGCGCGCAACCGCATCGCTTGATACGCAGTACACGGAACTGCCAGCCGATTTCCTGCAAATGATCAACATTCAGTTGAACACAGCAACGCCCATGAAGTTGTCATTTGTGAGCAACGAGCAAGCCGACGATTTGCGATCCACTTACTTTGCAGCCGCCAACGAACCTAAGTATTACTCGATTGTCGGTCAAACGTTTGAAGTGATCCCTTCGCCTGGTGGCGAGTACACCGTTGAAATGTCTTACTACAAAAAGATTCCGGCGCTTTCGGATAGCAATACAAGCAACTGGTTGCTTGCGAAATCGCCAGCCATGTATCTATATGGCGCATTGGTTCAAAGCGCACCTTACTTGCGCGATGATGATCGCATTACCACTTGGGGCACTTTATATAAGGAAGCCTTCAACGATCTAATGCTTGAAGAGCAAAGGTCAAACTTTAGCGGTACCACGCCGCGCATGAGAGCAAGGAGCTACTAACATGGCAGGTTCATTTTCAGATTACCTTGAAGATAAAGTGATGAAGCATGTGTTTACCAACACGTCTTACACATCACCATCTTCGCTTTACGTTGGACTATTTACCGTTGCACCTACGGATGCTGGCGGCGGCACGGAAGTATCTGGCAACAGCTACGCACGCACCGCGGCAACGTTCAGCGTGACAGGTACATCACCAACAACAGCATCCAATTCGGCTAACGTTGAATTTCCCACGGCATCCGGTTCGTGGGGTACGGTTGTGGCGGCAGCTATTTTCGACGCCAGCACGTCAGGCAATATGCTTTCGTGGGCTGATCTCACAACGTCCAAAGCCGTTGGTAACGGTGACGTATTCCGCTTCGCAACAGGCAACT